AATCTCACGGCAAGTTCTGTATTGTGTGTTGTTTGAATTATTTTTAATTTTGGATTATTGCCCACGAGCCACGATGGAAACAAGAAGGATGCAAACTCTGATTTTGTGTGCCTAGGTGGCATGTTTACAATCAAACGCTTGATCTTACCTTCCTTTATATCCTCAAATTTTTTTGCAATTTTTTTGTGATGATATCCGGAGATAAACTCTGGCCAAACGTGCCTTACAAAAGGTATGAAATTTTTTTCAGCAGCATCTAAACTTTTTAGATGTTCCTTAATTAATTGTTCTTGAAGCGCTGCTTCACTTTGATTAATCATTTTAAATTTTTTTATATATTTTTTTTATGGGATAATCAATGTTTTAGTTCGTATAATTTTAGGGGTGTGTGTATCTGGCGAACATGCCCGGGAGCATAAATAAAAAGTACTAGATATAGTATTTAGGGGGTGCGGGGGGTACTAGATGTAGTATGTGTAAAAAGTGTGTAAGAAGTGTGTCAGTGCGCCGCGGTTAACGGCGCAAGTGTTAATTATAATCGTTCAATATAGTTTTTATACATCCTAAATACAAAAGCCTTTCTTGTTTCCTCTTTCATCCATGACCTAGATTGTTGAACCTCTAGACCAATATGAGATTTAACATCATCAAGGGTTATTTTTGCTTGGTATGTTTGGTGTTCGCTTAACTCTATTAGAAACTTTAAGCGTTGATAAAAGTCTTTATAATTCTTTTTAGTTATGGAATGAATACCAATAACCATAGTAGCCGTTCTTAAATAGTTAGTAATAGGATTAAGATTATATAAAGGTTCGCCTTTTTCATTCTTTTCCTTTTTATCGGGAATATAACAAACTTTGTCATAATCTTTTATATTTGCATAACTTACATATTGTGGCATTTTGTTCCTTTCTTTTATTGTTATCTTATAATTATAGAAATAAATGAGATTAATAAAGCACATAATAAAAATAACTGTGGATAACTTTTTATATCACATATGCTGAGCTAAGCCCCCGAAGGGGCTTTGTTCGTGGTGCTTGGTTAATTCTACCAGCGTTCACCATCTCTAGCATCTGCTTTAATTAAAAAAGCATCACCAACAATGGCATCAGTCATACCATAATGACTAACCCAAACTTCTGAAGCATCTTTATTATAAGGCAATTCTTTTGATTTGCCGTCTTCATTAATAATTAAAAGGTCATCATTTGGAAATGTAATCGCTTGAATATAACCCCCAACAAATTTTTGTGCCTCTTTTAATGTAGGCAGTTTTTTTTCGTCTGTTATTATTTCTAGTTTTGTCATTTAGTTCCTTTCTGTTTATCTTATCCCATTTATAAGGGATAAGATAAAAGAAGTCAAGAGATTAAAAGAAAGGAAACACATATTTTAACAATCTTGACTCCTACTGTTTTCATAGACACTAGGTCTATTGAATTCTTTTTTAAACTCTTTATTAAAATGTTTTAATAAGTTTGGGTCTTGCTCGGCTTGGCTTTCTGTAATCTTTTTATAGTCAATATCCGTTGACCAGTCGCCATTGTCTTTGGCTGTCTGTATTCTTAAATCGGGCATTGTTTACCTTTCTGTTTTTTAGACCTTTCTTTTATAAGTTAGCTGTTATCTGGTGTTTAAACTCTCCAGCCCTGTCAGGTACGGAATCCGATTGAGCTAACTTATCCTAACTATATAGGAGAGTTATCCCCAAGTCAAGAACTATTTTCCCCCGAAGGGGGTGCGACAATATGTCGCACTTTTTTTAGTTGACTTTTATCCGTAGGCGTGTTCTCGTTTTTCTTCCTCGACTTGTTCCTCTAACCACTCATCAGCAATGACTTGTGCTTGTTCCATTGTCTTAGCTGAATAGTCCGTGAAACAATTTACATTTTTACCACCATTAAATACATTAAAAGTCGCCGAGCCATTCCACTCAATTTCAACTTGATAATCTGGATATTCAAATAATATTCTACTTTCACTTTTCATTTTGTTCCTTTCTTTATTGTCCTAACTATATAGGATAGTTATCCCCATGTCAAGAACTATTTTCTAATTTCATTTCTTCAACTCCCCATGATGGAGAGTCGCTGCCAAAATATTTATTCATATTCTTAATAATTATTTTCTTCGCTGCTTTTTCATCTTTGGTTGAAAGAGGCAATTTCATTGTATAGTAATCTTTACCACCCATTGAAAAATAATTTTTAAATCTAATTATCCATTTATATTTATTAGTCATTGTTTACCTTTCTGTTATTAGCAAGGCTCGGAAGTCAACCGAACAATCAAGTGGCAAACTACCCACTTTAATAAACTTAAAGAATTATTAAACTTGATTTGTCTTGCCTTGCTTATCCCATGTATATAGGATAGTTATCCACAAGTCAAGGAAAAAATTTAAATGTTTCCTCCACCTCCCCCACCCTTATGGGAGGGCTTGGTTTTACCAAAAATCGCTGACCTTGTCAATGTGACACGTTGTCGCAGGTCAACGGATCATGGATCAAGAAAATATATAATCGCCTAACTTTTGCCAATCATCTGGGACAATGAAACTTTGACCGCCGTCGTATAAAAAGCCCTTTTCCTTTAACTCACGGCCTTTGTCCCCGTCGTATAGTTTGATGACCTTTGATCTTGCATCTTGGACAATATAATAGTTTTTCCCACCATTGCGAAAGTTGTTGTAATTCCATGAGATTTGTAGGGGTGATAGATTAATTGAATTTTGCTTAATACATTTTAATTCGACCCAAATAGCCACACCATGACGAATTCCGTATAGGTCTGGTATTCCTCCACCATGACGATTTTCTATTCTTGTCCATTGGGCGTCTATGTTTTTCATTAACAAACGCCCGAAGTTTGATTCTGGTTTAACTGTCATTTTCTAATTTATCATCTAATTGTTTGAGTTTTAATTCTGTTTCTTGCATTCTTTTTGTCATGGTTTCAAGTAACTTAATTAATTGATCAAAAGTATTATAAACATCCTTATCTTTATACATTATTATTCCTTTCTTTATATCTCATTAACATGGGATTAATTAACTGTCAAGCACAAATCCGCTATAATCTTTTCTAGCTTTACCTTTAGCAACCAAACCCGCAATAGTATTTTTGATATCTAAAAATCTCAAATCATGTAAATCAGCATTTATAACTTTAAATCCTTTGTACATGTTAGGCAACTTTTTTCTAAATACGGCTGATATGTTACCGCCCTTTTTTAGAATATCAAAAGCTTGTTTTTTGTTGTCTTCATTAAGGCTATACAATAAATAATAATTACTAGGTAACTTACCATTAACAAAAGACAAAGCCCTATTATAAACTTTGGTGTAATCATACCATTGAATTGATTTAAATTCTTCGATCAAACCCGTATTTTCCCATGATATATCAGAAGTTCCATTTAATCTTATACAAGGAATTAAATCTCTTGTTTTTGCTTTTGCTATAAATGAATTGATTTCTTTTCTAATTTTATCTAAAAATGTTTCTCTTTCTTGAATATACCACCTTGTTTTATTTATTCTTCCTTGTTTAACACTATTAAAAGCACCATGCCCCGCAGTATATAAACAAGCATTTTTGCAACCGTTAGAAGCTTGGGGACAAACATTAAAACCAGATTGATTTGAAGGAGCAAGATATAATATGGCGGTCATAAAACCGTATTTCTGACCTTTTACAGTTTTGGCGTTATTATCAACATTTAACAATTTTTGAGATTTAATAAATTTTAATTTCTTCATAAATTATCCTTTCTTTATATCCCAATATCATGGGAATAATTATAAGTCAATCATAAATTTTCATTACTTATTTTACCTATATCCAAACATTTAGAATATGATCTAACTAAATGAATTAAATCCATATCTAAAATATTAATATGCCTATCTTTAGATTTTGAAAAGTGCATATTTAATTCTGTGTTGTGCATATCGCAAGGCGTTTTTCTTTTTTCCAAAACTTCTTGTACATCTAATAAATCTTTTACTTTCATTTTTAATCCTTTCTAATTAAGCGTCTGGGAGTTTTTTGGATATCAACTTACCCCCAGATAAATTTTTCACTCTTTGAGTTTCTGTAACGCCTAATATCCTATATAATTGAGAGTTATCCCAATGTCAAATAAAAAAGATTTATTTTATTGTTGACTTTTATTTTGCATGGGAATACATGAGATAACAAGGTAAAAGGCATGTTTAGAAAAGATAGGATATCTAGATATCTCATCTATTATATCTGTAAGTCCTTTTGCCTCACTAAATAGAAAGGATTAAAAAATGATTAGAAAAATAAAACTAGAGCGTGAAGAAGTATATGAAACAGCAGATAAATTATATTGGTTGTTTATAGAAAGTTTAGAGGAAGAAGTAGCTGATACATTTGTTGAAAATGATCCAGATGTTATAAATGGAACTAAAAATACAGAAAAGGGTAAAGAGCTTTATTTTAGTATTGAGGGTATATTGGAGGAATTATGACGGTTAAAATATTACAAAAGATAATTAATTTTATTACATTTTACAGACCGCCAAAGAAAAATAACTATGTTTGGTTACATATCAAAATAAATACAGAAAAGGATTAGTATGACAAAAGATAATTTTATAAAAGAGATATTTGAAATAGCTTTCGGAGAAACAGAACTAACTAAAGAATTATTACAAGAAAAAGATTATCAAACTGTTATAGACAAAATAATGGAATATTCGGATAATGCACTTAAATGGGAGGAAAATGACAAAAGATAAATTTATAATGCCAGATTACTATAATACAAGTAAACCAAAAGCAATAAAGGAGGATTTAGTGGAAAGAAAATGTTTTCGTTGTGATAAAAAAGCTAAAATGGGTAAATTTGAGAGGTACTGCAGTCCTACTTGCAGATATCATGCGACAAAAAATTATGCAAGTGGTTATAAGGTGGGGTATTGATGTGGTTTCTATTATTGCCTATAAATTGGATTGTATTGATTTTTTTATTTTGTATGATTTTTTTAATTATACCTAATATTATTCGTCCTCTTGGGAAAATTCTACTTCATTTATTGTTTTAATCTCAACACCAATAGCCTCGCCGTTAATAATATTATGATCTCGAATTTCTTTAAGTTTAGCTTCTAGTTCGGGTCTAGTCATATTATCAAGTGA